CAAGCTATACTCAATAAAAGTAGAAAAGATAAATTTCTATTAGTGTTGGATTTGCCTGATGTTCTTAAAAAAATTAACGCAGTAAGCCAGGAAGGTAGAGAAAGTAAGAGTGTGTTTCTAGATTCTTTACAATATTCAGTTTACGGTACTGTAGTGCCTCCAACTAATATTAACGCTGCAGCTCTATCATATGCAGGCCAAACTTTAAGTCTATCTACAGGTAAGAGAGAAAAATATGCAGATATAACAGTTAACTTTACAGTTGACAATGGATTCAATAACTGGTGGGTATTGTGGAAGTGGCTGGATTATATAAACGGAGCGCAAACCAGTATACAGGATTCTGATAACTTAAACCCGGCAGCTACTGATTTTCAAGGCAGGCCATTTTATGCAAGTACCGGTAATTTACAACCTTACCAAACCACCATTAATGTGTTTGGTTTGGATGAATACAACAATAAGAAAATCCGTTGGACGTATTCAAAAGCATTTATTACCAATTTAACTGGAATAACTTATAGTTATAGAGATGCTGAACAACTTGAGTCCTCGTTTACGTTCTCATTTAGTCAGTTAAATGCAGAATTACTTTAAACTTACAGAGTTTCGTTTCGAAATAGCCTAAATAATAGTATATCACTACTATGGCAACTTTACGTACTATACAATCTCCTGGTGTACAAATTAGAGAAGTAGATCTAAGCCAAACAGCGACTTCCCCAAACGGAACAAGCGTGTTTATCGCAGGTTTTGCAGCTCAAGGACCAACGTCCGAAATTGTAACACTTACATCTGTTTCTGATTTCGCTAATATATACGGTACACCAACAAATGCCGCTGAACGTTATTTTTATTATTCTGTACAACAACAGTTTACAGGCGGTACAAACGCTCAAGTACAGGTTGCTCGCTTACCATACGGTCCTGCGTTAGGAGATGGTTTTTCAGATAAATACAGTGCTTTAGTTTACCCAGTAGTACCTGTAACAAATTCAACCCCGCTTTCTGCTGCAGTACAAGCCGGATATACAGCATTATTAAGTAATGCAACATCATATTATTTCGGTCAACCAACATTAATAACACTTTCAGAAACTGATTACATTAATTTAAAGCAAAATAACTTATTCTGGAGTGCAAGTGCAGGTGGTAATTATCCTACAATTGCCGGATTCGATAGCCTCTCTGGTACAGGTTACGGATTAAACGGTGTTGGTATGATTGTTGTAAATGAAGCACAAACAACTATCAACGAAAAGTTCGAAGGCTTCTATTTTAATATTGCTGAAATCAACGCAATTAATCCAAGTACTCCTTATAAAGAAGTACAGGCTTTACACACAATTAATGCTAATGGTACATTAGATATAACAAATTCTCCAGTAGTTGGCTTCCAACTTTCTGCTACAGCAGGTAGTAACATTGACAGCGTATCTCGTACGATTGAAAATATTCCTACATATGACCTAACAATTAGCTCAACAGTAGGTTCAACAAGCTATAGCGATATTGCTATTCTTTCATTAATAAAAGTTAAAACAACACCTTTTGCTGCTAACCCATTACAATTAACTTATGGTTTACAAGAAGGTCATTCAGTATCGTTCTATTCTAACCGTTTAATTCAGGACGTTAACGGCGGTGCTCCTAAGAACGATTTTGCTGAAACAGTAATTAATAACAATTCAGCAAACATTTCCGTATATATTAATCCTTATATTGCTAATCAAACAGCCTGGATTGATAATAACGGTAATGCGGTAAAATCAGTAAGAGTAATAAAGACAAGTGACGTAACCACTTCACCATCTATACTTGCTGCAGGCTATCAAGCAGCTGATGCATTATTCCCATTAGGTAATTATGCTGAGTCTTTAAATTTAAGTAACTCTAGTACTAAGCGAATCGGTGACTTACCTAACAAATTAAACTACGTATTAAATCAATTAGTAAATACTGATGTATATAACGTAGATGTAGTTGTTGATGCAGGTCTTTCTACTATCAATGCATTTGCCGGTGGAGACGGGTTTTTTGATGATACCGCTTATACAGCAACTATTAATTCTGATTTAACTAACCTGTTTACTAACGACGGTACGTTTAGCTTCAGCGGTAACGGTACAGCTACAGGCTGGAAAGCAGTTACTGACATCTTCAGTCAATTTGCTGGCGATCAACGCAAAGATTGCGTGTATATCTCTGATCCATTACGTAGTATTTTTATACAGGGTGCAAACTTTAAGACCCTAGACGATAAGACAACAAACTTCTCGAACAACATTTACTGGCCTTTACGTAACTGTTACAATCCTTATAACACAAGCTATACAATTGCTTACGGTAACTGGGGTGCAGTACAAGACGTATTCACTAATAAATTAGTTTGGGTACCGTTCTCAGGCTATGCTGCAGCAACATTTACAAAGAATGATGCAGTAGCTTATCCTTGGGGTGCACCTGCTGGTTTAAATCGTGGTACTATTACAGGTCTTGTAGATATTGCGTTGAATCCAAATCAAAAACAACGCGATCTACTTTATAAGATTTCTATTAACCCTGTAGTGAACTTCCCTAATGAAGGTCTATCAATCTACGGACAAAAGACAATGTTAAAAGCTCCAAGCGCTTTTGATCGTATTAACGTTCGTCGTTTATTCCTCTTCTTAGAAAAGTCAGTACTTAATACTTCAAAACTTTTCGTATTTGAACCTAATACAACATTTACACGTAGTAGATTAGTTAATACTATTACTCCTGTATTTGAATTAGCTAAAAATACTCAAGGTCTTTACGATTACAAAATCATTTGCAATGATACCAACAACACTCCAGATACTATCGATCAAAATGAGCTTGTTGTAGATATCTACATTAAACCAGTTCGTACTGCTGAGTTTATCTTAGTGAACTTCTATTGCACTAAGACATCTCAAGACTTTAACGAATTACTACAATAACCTTTACATAAGTATTTAATATGTCACAAACAATACAAGACTTCTATAGAGTAGCACAGCAAAGAGACTTTGCTCGTGACTATATGTTGCGCGTAGTCTCTCTCGGTAATAATATTCTCAACGAAGATGATTTCGTTTATATTACTACAGCTACTCTACCTACTAGAGATATTCAAAATCAAACCGCTACTTATATGGGTCTTGATTTTAATATTCCTGGTACAGTAAAGTATACAGGTAGTAATGCTTGGAACGTTGAATTCCGCGCTGATAAAGCTAGCTTGATTCGTCAAAAGCTTGAAGCTTGGCAAAGAGGCGAAATATTCAATGACCAAACAAGTACAGGTAATCTCGCAGTTCCTGGTCCTGGTTCAGTTATTCAACTTCATCAAATTGATGATAAATTGAATGTACTTAACGTATATAACTTATTCGGATCTTACATTCAAAAGCTCGGTGATATTAAATATGATATTACTGGTACAGGTGCTCCATTAAAGTTTACAGCTACATTAGCTTATCAGTATTGGTCACAAGGTTAAGCCATATAAAGTATTAGTAAATAACCCGGCTGCAAAGTCGGGTTTTTTATTGTTTAAAGCTTAAGTATTAATATGTCAACACTGAACAGTGTAAAGGATTTTTATAATATTGCTCAAAAACAGGGCTTTAGTAAGAAGTATAATTTCAAGGTATCTAATATAGTTAATGCGCCTGTCACGTTTGAGGAGAAAGATCTGCTGTACTTGCAAACGGCCTCTTTACCTGCTCGTGGAACTAATACCACTAATGTACCTTATAGAGCTTTCGAGTTTGTAGTGCCAACAAATGCTACATTTCCTTCTCAAAAACAATGGAGAGTAACGTTCTTTTCAGATAACAAACAGTATATAAGAAGTCTGTTCGAGTCCTGGAGTGATGCAATGTACAATCCGTTTAACAATCAAAGCAAAGCTATTGCAGGAGATAATGCTTTTATAAATTGTCGTTTAGATTTACAGCTATTCAATGAAGGAGTAGAGGTAGTAAATGACTTAGTAGCTAGTGAAAAAGTAGCGATTGCTAAAACATATCAATTTTTTGGAGTGTTTCCTATACTCTTAGAAGGAGTAGAATATGATATATCCAACACAGGTACAGAGATTGCTAAGCTACCGGTAGTACTAGCATTCCAATATTTTAAAATTAAGTCCTAAGTAATAGTATGGCGCAAACAGAACAAACATTAAAGAGTTTTTACTCTGCAGCTCAGAAATACGGTTTTTTGAGAGATTATCAGGCTAGAGTTGAAAACCTAACTTTTGGAGATCAAACATTTCCGAAAGATTACTTGTTGTATATTAAAAATTTTAGTTTACCAAACGCTACCAAACAATTTGCATCGGTTAAGTATTTTGGTGTAGATGTACACGCACCAGGTCCAAGAGATTATGGTAATAGTAAGAGCTGGGATGTTACATTCTATATGGACCAGGCTTTAGAAATTAGACACTTTTTACAGAAAAGAATGTACGAGACTGCAGTTAATAGTGCAAACGTTATTAACCACAAGCAGGTACCAGGAGACGAAAATGTAATACAAATTAACGTGTTAGATGACAAGCTAAATATTGTTGACATTTACAGAATATATGGATTGTTTGTTATTGACTTGCCCGCAGTATCATTTGATGTTTCGGGTAGTGGTAAAATACAGGAAGTAAAAGTTAAGTTCGGTTATCAATGGTGGTCGCGCGAAAGTGCAAGTAGTGTATTGGGTACTCCTACAACTGTACAAAACGGTACAGACTTACCCGCTCCATCTAATCAATAAAAATGGCAATCGTAACACAGGACACTTTACAGGGCTCTACACGCGGTATTGAAAAATTTACCGATATTTTTTCTGATCCTAACTTTCATATACCAGTTGAGGCTAATTTTATAGTAAGTGTACAAAATTTAACTAGTATAATTGATAATTTAAATAATATCAATAGCCAAGTTATAGATAACACAATTGATGTACAGAATACTAAGCAATACTGGAGTAAAGTTAATGGAGACGAGTTATTTTTAGCTAACGGTATAACCGTTCCTGGTGAAGCTGTAAAATCTGGAAGAGCGGGTTATACGGAATTATCTACTCTAGCGGGCGGGTTTCTCTCTAGCCCTGTACTACAAGGTCGTAGTTCGTTAAGAGATATAGAAATTTATTTTTTAGAAACAAATAAATCTTTTGTAGATTATGTGGTGAGGCCTTGGTTAATAGCTTCTTCTCATTTCGGTTTATTTGCAAGAAGTAGTACTACGGCTGCTCAAAAACAAAACTTTAAAACTGATATATCGGCATTCTTTTTGGATAGAACTGAAGCGGATAATTTTCCTAAAGTACGTAAAGAGATTATATTACATAATGCAGTACCGGTAAGTGTAGAGCCGCATACATTTAGATATGGCAATAATACAGATACTGGTGTACGCTCTATAAGAACTACCTGGACATACTCTAATTATACAGTAAAGTAATATGCAATGCCATTTAAGCTAAATGCATATTTACCTAGTAAACAAACTGAGGTACAGATAAAAGAGCTCTCCTACAAACAATACAGAGAGCTTGTTAAGAGCCTGTATAATGTTAGTAAGAAAGAAACAATCCAGCAGTATAATTCTATATTAGAAGATTTGTGTCCGGATATAGTAGGTAAAAATATAGCTTTTGAGGATAAATTATCCTTACTAATAACAGTACGAAACTATTGTGTAAGTCCTGATTTAAAGCTAAAAGGCACATTGTCATCAGGAGAAACGTTTAATCACGCATTAGAAGTGGATACTTTACAACAATTAGTTAACACTATAAATAAATCCAAAACTATAAGCTATAATGCATTTGAGGTAAGTTTTAGTTCATATAAAATAAAAGACGAGTATGTTTTCTCCAATAACAATTATAGTACTTTTGTTGTTTTAGCGTCTTACATAGATAACATTAAAGTAGATAATGAAGCTGTAGATTTTAAGGATTTAACATTAGAAGAACGTGTTAAAATAGTAGAGTATTTACCACAGGCATTAGTATCTTTATTACAAACTGAGATTACTAATATAGAAGCTCAATACGATGTTAGGGATTTACTCGTAGTAAAGAATCCTTTGAACGGAAACATTATGCTACGTCTTTCTTGCAACATAACATATAGTGTTATGCAAAAGTTAATCGAGTTGTTGTATTCGGAAAATTTAAACAACGTGTACCGAGCTTTTTATAATATAGTTAATTATGCCGGGTTTTCAGCTGAATATATAGACAGTATCACACCATCAGAAATGCAAGTATACTGGATGTACTTTATGCAGGATAGAGAGAAATCAAAAGAAGCTTCAGGGTCTAGAGAGCAATCTACCCCTGCAGGTAGTTTAGGTGCTTCTCCTAGCTCAGAATTTGGGTTTTAAATATGAAAAACATAAACAATTTTTTAAGTGCAATATCTGCAGCGGAAACAGTAAAGGTGTATTTACCTTGTTTACAAAAAACGGTATTATTTAAGTCTCTTAGTGCTAAACAAATAAACACGTTTAGAAATATAAAAAATGATGCTTCATATTATGATACTGGTTTTATTAAAGCTACCTATAAAATAATACAAGAGAATTGTATAGATGCTAGTATACTAGACAAAATAACAGTGGTAGATAAAAATATTATACTGTTAGAGCTAAGAAAACAGGCTAGAGGTTCATTAGTCGATGAAGGTATTGATTACAGTAGT